AGGAACTTGTGAAACGTAATTATACAACCTACCTTGAACTGCAAAAGTCTGCTGACTATCGTGCGGTTCATGTAATAACACCTGATTTATGATTTACGACTGCTTCATGTTTTATGAGAACCTGGAACTGCTTGAACTCCGGTTGATGACCTTAAACCGTGTAGTGGATAAGTTTGTGATTGTCGAACTTGGGGTAACACACATGAATGTTCCAAAGCCGTTGCATTTTGAGAACAATAAACATCTATTTGAGAAGTACCTCCCGAAGATCATTCATGTCAAATATGATACGATTCCTTACAATGGATATCGGCAGATGGAAGTTGATAATCGTAACTTAATGGCTGAAGGTTACGCAGAAGCCGGACCGGAGGATTATATTATAATTTCAGATGAAGATGAAATACCAAACCCTGACGGCATTTTAGAAGGGATCGCAAAAGGTCATCAGTGTTTTGCAATGCGTCAGAGATTATTTTATTACTATGTGAACTGTCTGGCAGCGCAAGCATGGGACGGTTGTATGGTTTATAAGAAGAAACTCATTCCGTCGCCTCAGTGGATTAGAGATCGCAGAGATCAGGGCGAAACGACAATCATAAATGGAGGCTGGCATTATTCCTTTTTAGGTTCGGTTGAAATGATAATGTCAAAACTCAGTCACTTTTCAGAACAACAGGTCAATACTCCGGATGTAAATAACCGTGAGAATATTTTGAGATGTATGGAAACCGGCGAAGATATATTTCACCGTACAGAGTGGTATGCTCAAAAGAAATTCATAACTTTGGCTGAAGTTAATCATCCGGAACTTGAAGAATGGTTAAAGAAATATCCACACAATTTCAAATGAAACGAATCTATATATCAGGCTGTGGCGGTATGCTTGGAGAAGCGTTCTATTCACTTCTGAATGAAGTATATAAATTAAAATGCACTGATATAGATTTAAATGATTCATGGCTTTCGTATTGTGATGTACGTGATTTTGGTGCGTACCGTAAAGATGTTTTTGGTTTTTCACCTGATGTACTGATTCACCTGGCTGCGCTGACTGACCTCGAATACTGCGAGGATAACCAACTTCAGGCTTATGAAACTAATACCTTGGCAGTTGAGAATGCTGTTCATATCGCAAATGAGTTAAACGTTCCATTGGTTTACATTAGCACCGCAGGGATATTTTCTGGTGAACGATATTCTTATGATGATTGGGACGCGCCTGAACCAATTAACACATACGGGCGGTCAAAGTATGCCGGTGAGCGGTTTGTTGTTGAAAATTGCGATAAATATCTGGTATGTCGTGCCGGTTGGATGATGGGCGGTGGGCGTAAGGATAAAAAGTTCGTGAGCAAGATTCTGAAACAACTCCAACAGGATGAAATCTTAGCCGTGAATGATAAAGATGGAACACCGACATACACTTATGATTTTGTCCGTAATCTAATGTTCGTTCTTAATTCCGAGAAATGGGGTATTTATAACATAGTTTGCGAAGGCGAAGCATCGCGATATGATGTAGCTGAAGAAATCATTAAATTGACTGGAAGTAAAGCTGCTCTGAGCGCAGTTAATTCTTATCACTTTAAGAATGAATATTACGCTCCGCGTCCGGCTTCTGAAAGGTTGGTTTGCACGAAACTCCGGCTTCGTGGACTTTATATGATGAGAGATTGGAAAGTTTGTTTAAGTGAATACATAAATCAAATGAAATGAAAAAGCTACTTATTTTACTGAGCATTGTATTGAGTTCATGTACTTGTTTGATCGGTCAGATACCACCGCAGTATATTTACGTTGATTCAACTTGCGGCGCAGCACTCCCTGACTATTTGCCAATGATTACAGTATCCGATAATTGCGGCATTGATACTGTCTGGCAGTCGCCGACACGCGGTTCGTGGCTAACAGTACCAACAACAACGGTATTAATTCGAGCGATCGACAGGTTTAATAACTTTACTGATATGATGTTTACGGTGACATTGATTGATACAATCCCGCCGACAATAACGCTAAATGATACGATTTTGGTGACAAATGTCAGCCAACAGATTGATGCGTTATATGATAAAGCCGACTGGATGTTAGCACGACATCAGAATTGGATTGACTACAATATGTTGGCCGATAGCATACCAGTAAACTGGGATCATTATAACGATATACACATCACGTGGACTTCGCCGGATAAATTTCTATTTGGCACGGGACACAGAGTTCATACGTGGGAGAGCGAAACAGATACTTTGATATTCAATAGATGAAAGACGAATCAACACATCAACCAATACTATTCGAGGTTATACGTCAAACAACAGGACCGATTCTTGAACTTGGTGCAGGATATTCATCTACTGAGCAGATTCATTTACTTGCCGAAGGGCGTAAGATTCTTACTGTAGATGACAATCAGGTATGGTTGGATCACTTCCGACATTTAGAAAGCGACACGCATCAATTCGCGCTTTTATCAGATAAACTGTTCGAAGAATATGGCCGTGACTGGTCTGTTGTGCTTGTTGATCTTTCAACATGGGATCAGAGAATGTGGGCAATAGAGAAGCTGCGTTACTTTGCCGAGTACCTGGTTATCCATGATGCACAGGAAAAGAACCTTGACTGTAAGTTTGTTTATCACAGAGAGTACCGCACGAATGACTTTCCAATGCCTACTACATTGTTAGGCAGTAACATAAGAACATTAACTGGAATTAACGTAGAAGGGGCAAGTTATGGATGAGATAAAAAACATTTACGTCGCACTCTCGCGGCTTTACAACATAAGTGCAGAGAGAGTAATCACGACAGATGACATTGACGAAGTTTGCAACTCATTTGAAATCTTTGCGTTTAAAGATGAAGTGACGGCAATAGCAGAGAAGTTGATGATTGTCGGACATTTGGGAGCAGTGAGTTATGGATTCAGTGAACCGGATATTGCTTAACTTTGCAGTATGAAGAAAGTCGGCAGGCCATTGGAAACTATTAAAGATTTACCTGAAGGATGGTATAATGACATCCTTTCGCTTTATAAAGACGGTGCGTCTGATGTTGAAATAAAGGCACTTATATATGATTGGCGCGGTTCATTCTCTAATGATTTATGGGATCGCTGGTTAAAAGATGAACCTCAGTTTTCGGAAACCATAAAAGCAGGAAAGATGCTTGCAGAGGCCTGGTGGAATAAAAACGGGCGTATAAATCTCAATAGTAAAGAGTTTAATTACACGGGCTGGTATATGCAAATGAAAAACCGATATGGGTGGAAAGATACTCAACAGATAGACACTAATATTACTTTCCCTGATTTGCCGGATGTTATTATAAAATGACAATAGAGCAAACCATATCAGAACCGCAGAGAGCGATATTAAAGAGCCAGGCAAAAATAAATCTGTTTCTCGCTGGAGTTGGCTGCTTTCACGGCGACACCCTTGTAAGAACAATGTCGGGCTATACGCCGATTAGGGATATAGAAATCGGGGATAGGGTATTAACGTTTAACGAGGCTACCAAAAATACTGAAATAAAGCGAGTTGTTAATAAATATTGTTATAAAACGGGGGATATAAAACAAAAGTGTAGTATCTTTGTGTTAAATAATAACACTAAATTTATCTGCACTGATGAACACAGATTTTACTTTAAAGGATCTTGGGCTGCCATTAAAGGGCTTGCCGAACGAAGTATGGAGAGCAATACCGGAAACAAAAGACCGGTATTACGTGAGCAATATGGGCAGAATATTAACCCGAAAATGGCACAACGCACCTATCCCAGCATTTATGAAACCGGCATTAGACAGGAGCGGTTATCTGAGAACAATGATACTCAGAAATGGGAAGTATCACACAATAAAGATGCACAGAGAAATTGCAAAAGTATTTATTCCCAATCCCCTGAACAAACCGACAATAAATCATATCAATGGAATAAAGACGGACAATCGCATAGAGAACCTGGAATGGGCAACACGGTCGGAGAATGTGTCTCATGCGTTTGCGATGGGATTGGAGAGCAACGCGGGAGAGCAACATCCAAAACACAAATTAACAGATGCGATTGTGTTTCGCGCGAGAGAACTAAGGAAGGGTGGAATGACATACAAGAAAATAGGGGAAGAACTCGGATACGCAAAGTGCACAATAAACGATTGTTGTACCCGGAGCTGGCTGCACGTGAAATTTCCATAGACAAAATAAAGCATTTCGAGCCTATTGATTGTCCTATTGTTTACGATTTGGAGGTAGAGGATAACCATAACTTTTGTATCACAGAGGAAAATATTATTGTCCATAATAGCGGGAAAACCCATTTAGCAGGCATAAAGACATATCAACTTATAAAGCGATTCCCAAAGGTCAGGGGATTCATTGGGGCAAATACATATCTTCAGTTACAGCAATCAACGCTATTCCGCATACGTGAGTATTGGAAGTCAATCGGCATAGTCGAATATGAGAAAGGATCGCGGCCTTACGGGCAATACATTGTAAGCAAAAAGCCTCCGGCACACTTTAATACTGAAGGCCATAATTTTGACGACTACTATGGCATTATTTCATTTTGCAATGGATGTGTTATTTTCATTGGCTCATTGGATCACGCAGAAGCACATGAGGGCAAAGAAATGGGGTGGGCTTTTCTGGATGAAACGAAAGACACAGACGAAAGTGATGTTAAAGAGATAATCCTGGCACGACTGAGGCAACGCGGTATGTTTATTCACAATGGAGAGCTATGTGATGAAGGAACACCAGAAGAACAATATAATCCATTGTTTATCACAACGTCACCGGCTAAAACGCCTTGGATTAATGAGTGGTTTACATTGGATTCATTTGTGGATGAGATTGCCGCTAAGATTTATTCAAGAACAGACTATTTTAAAAAGTCAGTCGGTGATAAGTTTGTTACTATTTCATCGACTTACCATAACGTTCATAACGTAGGGGAGAATTATATTCAGTCAATCATTGATAACAATACTGAAGAAAAGTCAAAGGCCCTCATATTTGGCAATCCTTTTGCCACTACAGGGGGTGAGTTCTATTCTTCATTTAACAGGATTGAACACGTGGATAACTTGAAATATGATCCGGGTCGCCCGCTTCATGTATCATTTGACCAGAACTCAGTGCCTTATAACTCATGCTCAATATGGCAGTTCGAGCAGAAAGATGATCTTTGGTGGGCGTATTGCATTGATGAAATAGCACTTGAGAATCCGCGCAATTCAACAGAAGAAGTGTGCGAAGAACTTACGCTGAAGTATCCTAATCATAAAGCAGGGTTATTCTATTACGGGGATGCTTCTGGCCGTTCACGGTCAACAATGAACAAAGACTTTAAACATCATTATGAGATTGTCGAATTTAAACTGAGGCGTTACTTGGTGGCTAAGTCAGACAGAACCGTAACCAGGAACCCGCCGCTGGTTAAACGCCGCGACTTCATAAACAGGATATTCGAGAACAAACTGCCGATACGAATACGCATTGACGAGGGGTGCAAGAAGATGATTGCTG